ACTCCCGTTCCTGTACCTGTTCCAGTACCTGTACCCGTTCCTGTACCAGTACCAGTACCCGTACCTGTCCCAGTACCCGTTCCTGTTCCAGTACCCGTTCCTGTTCCAGTACCAATTACTCCTACACCTGTACCAGTTCCCGTTCCAGTACCAGTTCCTGTTCCTGTACCTGTTCCTATTACGCCTACACCAGTACCAGTCCCAGTGCCTGTACCTGTTCCAGTACCTGTACCAGTTCCTGTACCAATTACACCTACACCAGTGCCTGTCCCTGTACCAGTGCCTGTCCCTGTACCAGTGCCAGTTCCTGTACCTGTCCCAGTGCCAGTACCTGTGCCTGTACCAGTACCTGTGCCTGTACCAGTACCAGTTGCTCCTAGTGGATGTACTGATCCAGGATGTGTACCAGTAGTAGGTGGCCCAACACGATGCGGATCAAGTGATTGTTGTTCCTGCGACATTGATGGTTGTACTATTACTGCTTGTTGTACTCCTTGTGGAGGAGTTCTATCAGGTGGAGAATGTAGCCCATGTTAATGCAAATTAAATCAAGTTATGCTAGACTAATACAGAGGAGAACCAAATGAGAAGAAAGTTTATATTCGTCGTTGATGGCGAAGTTGGATATGAAATGTATTTTGAAGATCAAGGTGATGGAAGTTCAAAGTTCCAGAGAAATGCTGGTTATGCAGCATGTCTTTCCTCTAATCCAGAAATCATTGAGATTGAAGCAGAACCAAATGATGTAGATAATCCTATTCATTTGGGCTGGACATATATTGGGGGAAAACTTGAAAGACCAGCAGAATAACGAAGAGCATTTAACTCCATATCAAAAATGGAAACAAAATCTTGGAGATGTAAGACCTTGGGATCTGCTTATAGAAGATTCTAAAGTGTCTGATGAAGTTCAAAAAGAAAGATTTGATATTTGTAAAGCATGTCCAGAACTAATTAAAATAACATCAACATGCAAAAAGTGTGGCTGCTTTATGGCAGCAAAAACTAAACTAAAAGAAGCAGCATGTCCAATAGGAAAGTGGGGAAAGCATGAGTGAACAATATCCAGTAGTAATAAAAGATCCATTTATTGTAAAAAATATACTTACTAAAGAAGATTTAACTAGTCTTCAAAAACATGCCATGAATCTGTGGGTACATAGCCCAGCATATGAGCCAGGATTTGGTCGTCATCAATATCATGGTAATGCAGAAGTAGATAGAATCCACCATAATCTAACTGAAGTAGCAAGAGAATATTTTGGTAGCCCAACGCTTATGCCGTCATGGGCTTTGCTTAGTATTTATGAAGGCGAAGAAGCGAAGTTGTGGAAGCACAAAGACGACAACGCCTGCACATATCACATTGATCTATGCGTATTCCAAAAGGATGGCTGGGATCTGTGGGTAGAAGTAAATGGTGAAGATAAGCCTTATATGCTTGAAGAGAACGAAGGTCTATTTATGTATGGCAATGAGCAATTACACTGGAGAGAAAAGTTTCCAAATCCAGAGACTAATCTAGTTGCAAATGCCTTCTTTTTCTTCTGTGAACCAGACCATTGGTATTTTGAGCATGGACCAGATTATTTAGAAACACACATTCGTGCTAAGAAAGATGACTCAACTCCACAGATGATGTAATATGAAAAAATTATTCTTTCAACTTTACAATCCTTGTGGTTTATTTAATCAGATTACAAGCGTAGAACTTGGAGTTGGTCTGTCTTTTCAAACGGGAAGACAAATAATTTGGCACAACATTAATAATCCTGCTAACAATGATTATGGTGGTAATCGTGTTCCAATTTATTCCGCTAACTATGCCTACAATGACAGAAATGGCCTGGTAGACAAAGATATCTATCCAAAGATAACAGACCTGCTTGATTGGAATAACAAAGAGTCTAATGTGTTTATAGATGACATAGTAGAAGAGTTTTCTTCTGATGCTGTAAAGATTAATAATCTTATGCAATATTGTGTTTCAGATTCAACAGATTCAGAGTTTATTGATGGAAGAGCACTTCTAGAGTTAGACAACAATTTTGATTACGATATCAGAAAGACATTAGGATACTACAGCAGATTTTTTAATAATAGGTCAGAAGCACTTAACAATGAACTACTATCTGTAAGGTTTAAGCCAGAGTATTATCAATTGGCAGAACTAATTGCTAAGTCTCTTGGAGATTTTAACGGAGCACACTTAAGATTAACTGATCATATTGTAAGAGTAAGTACTCATACAGATGCATTTAACCATGGGCTATCTCAGTTACAAGGAAATCTTCCTATAGTATTGGCAACAGATGAGCCAAAAAGTTCTGTTATTACAAACTCTGAGTATAATTTAATATTACTTGATGACTATATATTAAAAAACTTCTATAATGAGTTTAGGCAACTACAATTTAAAGAAGAAGTTTCCTTTGGAATCTTAAACAATCTTGTTATGCATTACAGCCAAGACTTTATAGGAACACCAGGAAGTACTTTTAGTGGATATATTCAAAGGAATATTAACCAAACAAGAGAGATTGATTTTAAGTTATTTGGAGAAGATTATCAGCCAACTGGTAAGTATACCTGGAATGGACATTTCCACGATACTATAACCAAACAATGGTGGCGAGAGTGGAAGGAATCCAAAGTATGAAGAAAGCCCTAGTTCTAGGAGCAGGTGGTTTCATTGGAAGCCACATGGTAAAGCGTTTGAAATCAGAAGGATATTGGGTTAGAGGTGCTGACCTAAAGTATCCAGACTTTTCTATCTCCTTTGCTGATCATTTTGTAATTGCAGATTTATCTGTATATGAAAATGTTGAAAGTATCATAGATCCTATGGGCACATCAGCCTTTGATGAGATCTACCAGTTTGCTGCAGATATGGGTGGTGCAGGATATATCTTTACTGGAGAGCATGACTCTCAGATAATGGAAAACTCAGCATTAATCAACTTAAATTTGCTTAGAGCACAATCAAGACTAAATGATAAATACGACATTAACAAGACAAAGATATTATATTCAAGTTCAGCATGTATGTATCCTGATTACAAACAACTAGATGTTAATAATCCAGGGCTTAAAGAATCTGACGCATATCCAGCAGATCCAGATAGCGAATATGGTTGGGAAAAGTTATTTAGCGAAAGACTATATCTAGCATTTAACAAGAATAACAAGATACCAGTTGCAATAGCCAGATATCACAACATCTTTGGTCCAGAAGGAACTTGGAATGGTGGCAAAGAAAAGGCACCAGCAGCAGTATGTAGAAAAGTAATTGAAGCAACTGACTCTATAGACATTTGGGGTGATGGTGAGCAAACTCGCTCATTCTTATTCATTGACGAATGTATAGATGCAACCAGAAAACTTATGCAATCAGACTTTACAGGACCAGTTAACATTGGCTCAGAAGAAATGGTTACAATAAATAAACTTGTTGAGATTGCCTGCTCAATAGAAAACAAAGAATTAAAGATAAATCACATAGACGGACCAACAGGTGTTCGTGGCAGAAACTCAAACAATGATTTGATTAGAGAAAAACTACAATGGGATTACTCTCTGCCTTTGAAAAACGGTATAGAAAAGACTTATGCTTGGATCAAAGAACAAAGAACAAAGGAAGATAATTGAAGGTAGTACTAACAGGCTCTCGTGGCTATGTAGGAACGGCAACTAGAGAACTCCTTGAGGACTCAGGATATGAAGTAATTGAGGTAGATAAGAAGATAGGCAGAAACACTATCTATCTATTTAGTTATTTGTTTGGTCAAGATCCAATAGCCATAATTCATTTATCAGCCAAAAAATCTATCCCTGAATCTAAGAAGAAGCCTTGGGCTTATTACTTCAATAATATACTTTCAACCTTATCTATTGCAATTGTTGCTAAGGTGTCGTCTATACCAGTCGTTTTCGCCTCCTCCGCAAGCGTGTATGAGCCTCGTTCAGCCTATGCCAGGGCAAAGATAGTGGAAGAGAAACTATTAGGCCTCATTTGCCCTTCAGTGGCCGTTTTGAGGTACTTCAACATTGCAGGCAAAACACCAACGGTAAACGATTATGGATCAACAAATCTGTTTGAAATAATTAGACGGCAGCCAGAAATAACAATTAACAGTATTAGTTCTACTAGAGATTATGTACATGTCCTAGATATAGCCAGAGCAAATGTAATGGCAATGGAACATCTACAAACTAAAGGCTCATTTACAACAGATATATTTACTGGAGAAGCCAGAACATTAATGGATGTTGTTCATGAATATGGGCAAAACGGACATATAGTACATTACACAATATTAGGTGCAGAAGATGCATCTACGATTCCTACCTTAGACAATAGACATGTCTTTGGCTGGGAACCAGCATATACATTCAAGCAAGCAATTCAATCAGAAATCAAGGAGAAATAAGTGACACCAGTAGAATGGGCAGGCATAGCCGTAGCCGTAACAACAATAGTAACTGCCTATGTAGGATCAATTAGGTGGTTAGTTAAACACTATCTATCTGAACTGCATAAAAATGGTGGCACATCACTTAGAGATTCCGTTGATAGGCTAGAGACTCAAGTTGAGCAAATCATGATAATTCTCATGACTGAGAATGTACGACCTAAAAGAAAATCACCACCAAAGGAGTCATAATGGCAACTAAAAAACCAGCACCAAAATCAACAAAAGACCAAGCACTAGCCGTAGCACAATCATGGCTGAGAGCATCTGCAGCATCTGCACTAGCCCTATATATTTCTGGAATCTCAGATCCCAAGATATTGGCTAACGCATTTCTTGCAGGACTTGCAGGTCCATTACTAAAGGCACTACAGCCTTCAGAAAAAGAATTTGGCGTAACAAAGAAATAAGAGTACAATAGGGCTATGTAGATCAAAATTACAGCCACCTTATATAATGTATATCTGTTTAATTAATCTACCAGGAAGGGCCTCAGATTTAGTTCTGAGGTCTTTTTCCTTTTCCTAGGATGCCTGTTTAAGGTGCCTAGCAGCCGTTTTAAGACACTTTTAGATACAGTTGGTCACTTGGGTATGGATCGCCTGTCAGTTGAGCGTGAGAAGCAGGTGATTTGCCCTATTCTAGAGACTATAGACAATGGCTCCATAAGGGTTGATATTCTTGACTAGCCCAACCTCTTCAGGAGATGCACAGCGACGGTCTTTTCCAAAGGCACCAATACGGTGTTTATCGCCAGCCTTAGTGCCAGAAAAATTACGATGGCATCCAGAGCAGACCTGATCAGAATTCTTAAGTTCTTCATTAGTATAACGATTAAAGTGATTTATTAGTTTCATAATTAAAGTCTATAGCATTCAGGTCATAATTGTCAAGAATGGTGTAAACTAGAGTAATGTCAGAGTATAAAGAAGGATTTACGGATGGGTACATCTTTGCCAAGGAAGAACTGGTGGAGAGATTATCTGAGGTTGAAGGTCTAGATGACTGGACCATTGATCAAATCTGTAATATGATAGAAAGAAACGAATTGTAAAGGAGGTAAATCTATGCCAATGAGTTGGGGATGTTCACTAACCAAAGGAGAAGATTTATTAAGCGAAATAAAAATCTATGGTCAAGAGTCCTAATAGTCTCTTTACTGGCAATATTTATACAAGCAGGAATAACGACAGATCAAGCAATACCAGAACAAATTATATACAAGGATAGGCCACCTCTGATGAGCGTAAATGCCAAAGAGGTAGCAAAAGATTTGCTCAATCCAGAGCAATTTCTGTGTTTGACCAAGTTGATTGGAAAAGAGTCAGCCTGGAATTCAAAGGCAGAAAACCCAGTATCCACAGCCAGTGGAATTGGACAACTCCTAGACAGCACAGCAAGTAGCCTAGGAATGAAGAAATCAGATAGTGCAGTATCCCAATTGGTGGCTACGCTATCTTACATTTCCAGAAGGCATTCGCATCCATGTGGAGCCTGGAAGCATTTTCAGAAGAAAGGCTGGTACTAAGATGATAGAAGAAGAAAGAGTATTAATAGATTCTTTGCAATATGAAGAAGTACTACACATTGACAAAGATGGAAATCTAATAGTTAAGAAAGTTTACTAAGGAGAAATCATGACAGAAGAGATTCAAGAAGACGATTTTGTTGAAGTGTGGACTACTGATGAAAACGGTAATCCAACAAAAATTAAAGTATATTGACATAATATTATAACCCATGCTACACTGATATTCTATGTTGTCACCTCCAAGTAACTCATAGAACAAAGAAGGTCCTAGTGCGTATTGCTCCCGTTCTCCGCATTAGGCCTTTTTTTGTACCCATTTGCTTTTTTATAAATAGTCATGGTACACTAATACAACTGCGAAGTTTTACGGTACCTCTCCAGTGGGAAATGTTTTTCTCTAAACAATCTGTTTCTTCTATTTTTTAATTAAAATAGTGGTTACGGTTGCTTAGGGAAATCATGGTACTGTATATGTTATATATACTATATAAGAGAATGGGGATATGAATGATAGATGATAAATGGTTAACTATTACTAATAAATACAAGAAGACTTGTACTGTTTGTAATAGAACAATGGTTACAGGAGAATTAATCCTGTGGAATAAAGAAACAAAAGAATCAATGCATCAACCTGAAATGTGTAACTTTTTGGGGATCAGAAAGAAAATGCCAAAGAGAAGATTAATACAAGAATCTCAATATGTATTTCCAGTTGAGGTTTCATACAAATGAGTAGAAAAGTATATCCTGTAAAAGTAACTTACAAAGAGCCTTCTTCTGATTTAGGACTACTTCTTGAATATGAAGCATCTTTGGCTAATAGACAACCTGTTGGCCCAAGAGGTGGAAAGTTAAAGAAGAAGAAAAGACAGAAGGTCAAATAATGGAGACAATACTAAAAGCACTTATACTTTCACAGATTGTTATTTTAGCAACAGACAGCATAGCAATTGGTCTGTCAATTGGATGGTTAACTTATTTCTATCTAGCAAACAAAGAAAGCAAAAAACATGACGAAAGCATATGAACCAGTAGTAGTTAAATCATTTTGGAGAAAACATAACGAAAAGCAGATTCAGGCTATGTCTGAGGAAGAAGTCATGCAAGTAATTGATGCTCATTTGGAACAATATATTGAAGGCTGGCAGAAAAGAAACAAAGGCAAAGACTTACCAGATCTTGCCAAAGGAACAATTGCTGATGTTAGAAACAAAAGAACAGGTGTTAGGAAAGCACCAATAGTAGGCAGGAAGTGATACAATGGTAAGAAGATATTTTCATAGATATATGAATGATAAACACTTTAATAAGAAATGGAGCAAGCAAATGGGTGGATACATAGGATTAGAAAGTGATAAGTCAGAATACATTAGAGGACAACAAACACCTCAACATGCAGTACAAGAAGCAATAGATGGATTAAATGCAGCAACTAATCGTTTAGATAAATTGATCCGTGAGATGCAAAGCAATTGTGAATGCAAAGAATAAGATTTCACATCCTGGCTTTGCCTCATACACAAGTAACTGAAGAGTATTACTCTTGCGCTTACACAGCAAAGACTCATGGTTTTGTCAGAATGATGACTTCTCTTGGCCATGAGGTTTATTTGTATGCAGGAGAAGAAACAACATCTAACCCTACAGAGTTAATTACTTGTATCTCTGAAGAACAAAGGGCTGAAGCAGTTGGAAACAACCACTTTACAAGCACCTCATTTGATAACAGCCTTCCACATTGGCAAATCTTCAACGGTAATGCAATCAAAGAAATAAGCAAA